CTTGGAAAACCCACATTGGTGGTTTGAAGTCCGGCTCAGTGAAGCTTGATTTCTTCCAAGATTACACAGCAACCACGGGCCTTGAGGCTGTTCTTTGGCCTTTGCTTGGCACGCTGGCAACTGTTGTTGTTTCACCAACTTCAGGAACCGCAGCAGCAGGCAACCCTAACTACACGTTCACCGCACTCGTCACAACCGCGACACCTCTTTCGGGTGCTGTTGGTGACGTTGCTACTGAGTCAGTCACATGGCCAACTAGCGGCACTGTGGTGAAGACCCCGTAACACTGCACTAAATTCCCTGCCCCTTTATCGGGGCTTTTTTTATGCCCCCATTGAAGGAGTTTTGCCATGATGCGTTTGCCTCTGCACGTTGGTTATGAGAACGGGTCGGGCGTGGATGTTGTTGCTTCCGCGCCTGACCTGATCGCATTCGAGCGTCAATTTGATAAACCAATGTCTGCGTTCGGTGATGCGGTTCGTGTTGAGTGGATGTTGTGGCTGGCGTGGACTGCGTTGACGCGCAAGAAACTCGTGTCGCAGGAGTTTGATGTGTGGGTGGATTCGGTTGATGAGATCACTTTCGGGGATTCGTCTGAGGCTGAGATACCCCCTTTGGAGACCAGTCAGCTCACTGGTTGATTGTCCATATCGCTTACGAGTTCGGGCTGTCGCCTGATGTCGTAGCGGGCATGGATGCCCGGATGATCACCACGATGTCTCGGTATTTGCGTTGGCGAGTAGTCCAGGAGAACAGCTGATGGTTGACGGGTATACGGTTAAAGTTGATGGCGCAGCTGAACTTGCTAACCGCCTTCGTAGGTTTGATCAAGCGACGTACAAAATCCTTCGGGACGAACTTAATAACGCGGCGGGTGCTATCGCATCTGAAGCTAAACGCAATGTTCCTGAAGATGGTTTGAGTGGTTGGGGCGTTTGGTTTTCTGGACGATCTAAAGCAACCAGTGGAAATCACGGTTCGTTGACCTTAATTTCTGCGGCTAAAGCTGGCCGTGATCTTTCGTTTATTCCTGACAGGGTAAAACGTGGGATTAAGCCAAAGGTTGCGTCGCGTACGAGTCGCGGAAACGTGAGTACGTTTAAAGTTCAAGTGGTGCAAATGGACCCGGCNGGTGCAATTTTTGAAATGGCTGGTCGTCGTAATAAGTCACGCAATTCATTTAACGAAAATTTGTTAAGTAAACGTGGCGAGGGGCCTTGGCCTCGAATTCTTGCTCCTGCCCTTTATAAGAAGGGTGGCGAGGCTGCAAATGCTATTGAGGCAGCGGTTCAGGCTGCTATGGATCGCGTCAATAACGGTGACTAATAGGAAGGCTGTCTTATGGCTGTAAAGCGTCCAATTAACGTCACCATTGCAGGCGATTACAACGATAAAGATGTAAACCGCGCAATTAAAGATTTGCAGTCACTCAAGACCCAAGGCGAAACTACAAATAAGGGTTTTGGTGATTTTAGTGACGGGCTGAAAAAACTCGGTGGTGTAGTCGCGGCTACCTTCACAGTTGGCGCAGCTGTTGATTTCTTCAAGTCGTCCATTGAGGGCGCATTGGAAGACCAGAAATCAATGGTCGCTTTGGCTAAGGCTATGGAGAATGTTGGCGTTGCTGGACAGAACGCTCAAGTTGAAACTTTTATCAACAAACTTTCGCTTGCACGCGGTGTAGCAGATGATGAACTTCGGCCCGCACTGCAAAAACTGATCACTGCCACTGGTGACGTTCAAGCATCTCAAAAGATGCTGGGCGAAGCAATGGATATCAGCGCAGCAACGGGGCGTGATCTTGGCTCAGTCTCGAAGGCTCTCGCTATGGCTGAGGAAGGACATTTTGGTGCGCTCACCAAAATGGGCATTCCTCTGAGCGCAAACATTATTAAAACTAAAGACTTCGCCGCTGCACAAAAAGTTCTTGACGAGCGTTTTGGTGGGCAGTCTGCCGCCGCAGCTGAGACGTATCAAGGCAAAATGAACCGGCTTACGGTTGCGGTTAACGAGGCAAAAGAAGCCATTGGTTACGCTTTACTCAACTCGCTTGACGGCGTAACGACCGCTATGGGTGGCGTTGACGGGGCATCCGGTGCGATCGCTGACACAGGCCAAGCAATGGCTGCAATGATTACGCAATCGTCCAAATTGCTTGCAAGTATTGCAACATTGATTCCAAAGCAAGAGGAAGCAACTGCATCCCAAGAAAACTGGTTTGCTGCGTTAATAGGAAATGTTGGACCAGTCGGTAAACAAGCTGAGGCTTTATTAAATCTCGCCCTTGCCTATCAAAAAGTAGATGAAGCTCAATCTGCCGCTTGGAAAGCTTTGCCCACTGCTGACGCAACGAATTCGCGTAGAGGTATAAAAGTATGGGATGAAGTAACGCAGTCGTTTGTTGATCCTGCCTTAATAAATTTGCATAAAAAACCTAAAAGTACAGGCACGGGAACTTCTAAGGCTATTGCTGACAACATCAGTGCAACGATGCAAGAGGCACTTGATCTTGCTGGCGGCAAGATTCAGAAATATGTGGAATCTGGCCTGTCTGGTTTTGGCGAGGCCGGTGCTGCTGCCGTTAAATCGTTGATTGACGGGTTGAAATACAGCAAGTCACAAAAGACTTCGGACGCGATCAAGAAAGAACTTCAGGACGCTTTTACAGCAGCAAATGACACGATTTCTGCTGCGCGTGATTTTGGTAAGTCCATCTCTGATGGGATCATGGGCGGTCTTGATATTGGTGTTGCTGCATCTGATTGGCAGACGCGCCAGGACAACGTGAAACAAGCCCTCAAAGACTTAACCGAGTACCAGAAAAGTCTTACGGCTGAGGCAACGGATGCTGAGAAGGCAAAGGTTGCTGAGTTGCAGAAGGTGTACCAGCAGGCTTCAGCGGATGCTGCTGCTGGTGGTGCTTCGATTGTTGATGCGTTTGTTGCTCAGGCTGAGAAGGCTAAGGAGTTTGCAACAAAGTTGCAGACGCTTCTTAAGGCTGATTTGAATGAGACAACTTGGAAGCAGATTGCTTCTATGTCTGCTGATCAGGGAATCAAGGTTGCTGACGCTTTCATTAACGGCAATATGGCTCAGAACATTGCCCGAGCTAATGAGGCTGTTGGTTCGGTGAAAACTGTTGCCGATCAGGTTGCCGATATGGCTACCAAAACGTTTAAGCAAGCGGGCATCGAGGCCGCTATCGCGATGCTTGAAGCCATCGCTAAAGCCCTAACAACAGGCAACACCCGTAAAGGCATCATGTCGGCTATTGCTTCGTTGAAGCAGGACATGGCAAGCACGTTTAACCAGACTGCTGCATCGTTCTATGTCCCTATTGCTGGGGCTGCACCTGTTGACACGGGTGGTGGTTATTCGCCTTATAACACTGGGAATGCTGCGTTTAACGATTTTAACCGGAATTTGGACATCATGCTTGGTGATGTTCCGGCTATGGCTTCTGGTGGTGTGGTTTCTGGGGCAACTCTTGCTTTGATTGGTGAGGCTGGTCCTGAGGCGGTTATTCCGTTGAACCAGATGGGCGGCCTTGGCGGTAATTCGTACAACATTACTGTTCAGGCTGGTGTGGGTGACCCTCGCGAGATTGGTCAGTCAATCGTTGAATACATCAGCAAGTTTGAGAAAGCCAACGGGAACGTTTACGCGAAGGCAGGCTAATGGCTACCAAAGTTGAGATTGCCTTCAACCTCGCGCCTAATGGTGTGGGTAACTGGTTCACTCTTGATGACACGGTTAAGGGCAAGTTGGATGACACGACGTATTTATTGTCGGGTGATTTGCTGGTTGATGTTACGAGCTATGTCCGGTCCCTTGCGATTAAGCGGGGCCGGTCGCGGCAGTTGGAGAAGTTCACTGCTGGCACTAGCCAGGTGGTTCTTGATAACCGGGCGAGAGTGTTTGACCCTCAAAATACGAGTTCTCCGTATTACGGGAACATTGGGCCGCGTAAGCAGCTGAGAGTCAGTCGCGATGGTGTGAACCTTTATACGGGCAACATTGAGGATTGGGATTTTTCTTACGACAAGGGCAACGATTCTGTTGCTATTCCCAAGGCCGTTGATGGTTTTGCGAACATTGCCAAAGCGTTGGTGACTTCGGGTACGCAAACCAGTGAGTTGTCTTCGGTGCGTGTTGGCAAAATTCTTGATGATGCTGGTTGGCCGTCTACTGATCGCAGTATCTCTACGGGTGCGGCAACGTTAAACGCTGATTTCATTGCAGCAAAAACGACCGCGTTGACGTATCTGCAAAAGGTTGAGTTGTCTGAGGCGGGCGCGTTTTTCGTGAACCCTTCGGGCTCAATGACGTTCAAGTCTCACACGGACCTTGAGACGTACACGAACGCGGCAACGTTTGGGCCGGGGCAGATTCCGTTCACTGACGTATCTGTGCAGTTCGGTATGGAAGCCCTTTGGAACACGATCAACGTCACCTACTACGGGGGCACGGTCGTTGCGGGTACTGCGTCAGCAATAGGCACGGCATCGGTTGCTTCGTACGGTGAGATGGCTGTCACTTACGACACGCTTCTCAACGATGCAGCGGCAGCTAGTGACCTTGCAACCTGGCTTGTGGGTAAGTATCAGGACCCTCTTTGGCGCGTGAACCAGTTGACGGTTGCGCTTGATTCGTTGACGGCAGCACAACAGGCTCAGGTGCTTGGTCTTGATCTTGGCACTGTGGTAAAAGTTGTTTGGCAACCAAACAACACGGGTTCAACGATTACGCAGTACGTCACGATTGACGGCATTGAACATAAGGCCGTTCCTCAGTTTCATGAAATCACTTTCACCCTGTCTGAAACTCAGGCGGCGTTCCTTCTTGATGATGCGGTCTTTGGTCGCCTCGACTTCAACAACCTTGGATATTAGGAGTTATTAAATGGCAATCAAAACTTCATGGGCAGCCGGTGACGTACTAGCTTCGGCTGACATTACGGATACTTTAGCGAGCAAAACCACTACTGCGATGGCAGTAAATGCTCAAACGGGAACTACCTACAGTTTTGTTATCGGAGATGCAGGGAAAACCGTCAGCGCGTCAAACGCAAGCGCATCCACTTACAACATCCCTTTAGAAGCCTCAGTGCCTTGGGTCGCTAACACTGAATTGCGCGTGTGGAACATCGGTGCTGGAACTGTCACTGTCACTTGCACATCGGGCACACTCGCCGGAACCGTCACCATTCCACAGTATGGTTTCGTTACGTTCAAGAAACTAGGCACGAACACTTGGTACGGCAAAGCAGAAGATACCGCAGTTTCATCGGGTGGACTAGTCCTTGTAAATAAAACAGATTTTTCAGCTGCTTCCAGTGTTTTAATTAACAACTGTTTTACTGCAACCTATGACTGGTACAAAGTTGAAATATTCGCAACTGGTTCAACAAGCATAGACATTAACTTTAGGTTACGGGTAGGCGGAGTGGACGCTACGGCAAGTAATTATTCTCGCCAGTTAGTTTATGGAAATGGAACTTCAGTAGCGGCTTTAAGTGAAGTAAGCCAGGCATATTACGCCAACGCAGTCAGAGCAAATGCAAATGGCGGTTCGGGTTTTTTGGAAATCTTTCGTCCAGCGATTGCTGCATACACGACTTTTACAACTGTTGGCGGCAGGGATGACATAACGCAGACGACGCAAGGAATTCACACGGTTGCAACCGCATATGACGGTTTTTCATTGACTCCAAACACGGGAACCATTTCGGGGACCGTCCGAACATTTGGCTACAAAAACTCCTAAGGAAAACTATGACTGACGTTATAGAAGTAAACGCAGAAACCGCTGAAGTAGTGGAGCGACAATTCACGGCAGAGGAAAAGGCTCAACGTAAATTAGACCAGGACGCGGCGGCGAAGGCACAGGCCGAGGCGGGCGCTAAGGCGGCAGCAGACGCGGTAGCAACTGCGGCAGCCGTGGAACATGCCAAGAGTCTCGGGTTCACGGACGAAATGATTGCCGTGATGTACCCGAACCTCGCTACCTCATCGCCGGTTTTGGTCAGCAATTAGACCGGGATTTTGCAACGTTTCTATACCGGGAAAAGCAACACCCTCTAGCCGGGGACACCCCCCGGCACTTCAGGCAGGCCGGACCAGTGTGAGTGCCACAACTCCTAGGCAATGTGTCGTGCACCCTCACACAGTGAAGGCCTTATGCAGCTGAGCAACCTGTCAAAAAGGCTCACATACCAAATATGACTATTAACGTGGGATAACAAGTCAGTTATTACATGTTAACGGATATTTCATGTTAACGGACTACCGCAGGGTGCTGGCAGCAAGCCCACAAAGCACAAGCTGACCACGCACCCTGCACCCCCTTGGTCCGGTCACAAAAACGGTATGACCGCAAATGTTTACGGGTGTTCCGCGTACAGTCGGTCAATGCAACATGACCCACTCTGTCCCTCAATAGGGAACGGCCACGCCTGCCAATGCACCCTTATATATAAGGTGCGAGCAGACCAGCAAGCCCTAGACGATGCCAGGTATCCACTCGCTGACTGCCGTGACCCCTTTACTTGCTGCATCCCGGCCCATAACCCTGAGGCGTACGACGCAGCCATGACCCCCGACTGAATTACTGCTTTACCGCTAAACAACTAAATAACAACTAAATAAAGGAACACCTTGAAGAAGACTGCCCTCATCGGCTCACTCATCGTCGCAATCGCGTTTGTATCGTCAAGCGTTACACAAGCCGCCCCCGCACCCACCCCGTCAGCTGCTTCACTTGGCCGCCAAATTAAGGCAGTCCAAGACGCACTCGCAGCCATGAACCTCAAGCCCGGACCACAAGGTGCAACTGGTGAGCGTGGCCCGCAAGGCCCGCAAGGCCCGGCAGGAAACAACGGCGGCAGCGGCCCCGCTGGGGAACGTGGCCCCGCAGGAATCCAAGGACCAACAGGTGCAGTTGGTGCTGCCGGAACGAACGGGGCTGATGGTCGTGGATTCCCCTCA